CTGGCAGGAGAAAGCCTATGCCATGAGTCTTGACATTCGCGGCTACTTCATGCACATCAACCGTAAGAAACTGCTACGGATAGCCACCGACAGCCTGAAGAAGATGAGCACCCACCGCGTAGGCATGGGCGAAGACATAGAAGGCATCCCCAGCGGTGTGCTGCTGACACCTGCAACCACATGGGCAGACATACGCGACTTCGGATTTATCCTGTGGCTCACAGAGCAGATAGTGATGCTCGACCCGATGGCTAACTGCCAGATAGTGGGCGACCTGTCAGACTGGAACGGAATAGACCATGCCAAATGTATGCGCTTTGCATCCCCAGGTGTAGCCCTCCCAATCGGCAACCTCACCTCCCAACTCTTCAGTAATGTGTATCTGAATATCTTCGACCAATTCATCAAGCGGCTCATTCGCTGCCGGCACTATGGCCGCTATGTGGATGATAGCGTGCAGATAGACCCCGACCGCCAGTGGCTTATCAGTCAGGTGCCGCGAGAACGTGAGTTCCTGGCCGACGAATTAGGCTTGCAACTCCACATGGGTAAACTGCACATCCGCGAGGTGCATCAGGGCGTGGAGTTCTTAGGCGCATTCCTGAAACCATATCGCGACTATGTGAGCCGCAAGACCTTCGAGCGTATGACCGCCCGGTTGCAACAACTTGACTTACAAGATGAGGAACGCGCCCGGCGCACCATCGACTCCTATATGGGCATACTTAGCCACACGTCAAGCTACCGTATGGCGCAATCTGTCGGGCTTGGTAATCCCCAAGCGGCATAATGCACGATATGCAGATAGTATTCACTAACCAAAAAATACGATTATGAAACAGAAAACGCAAGGAACTGTGGCAGGATATGCGCCACTAAGGGATGAAGGCTCTCAGATCATCATCTGCTACGGCCTACGCCAAGTATCGGAAGACCTTTATGAATGGTTCGAGATATGTCTTCCCAAGAAGCAGACGGCACAGCTGTCAATACAGGTTGTCAGGGATGCCATCATTGCCGACATCAATGCCCGCACAGACGAGCAGATCGTGGCAGGCTTCGTCTGGACTCCCGCATCAGGTGCCGACCCTGTACCTGTATGGCTGAGTCAGGAGAACCAGTTCAACTTCAAGAGTGCCTACGACCTGGCCGTACAGAAGGAAGGCGCAACATTGCCCGTAACCTTCAAGATGGGCGAGGATGCCGAGGGTAATCCAGTATATCATACCTTCGAGGATATGGCAGACGCGGAGGACTTCTACGTGAAGGCCGTTGCACATATCAACCAGAAGCTGGCCGACGGATGGGCAGAGAAGGACTCTCTCGACTTCAGCCCATACGAACAGGCCCTGGCAGACATTCAGCCAGCTGCTCCGGCTGAAGAGGAATCCCCTAAGAAAACAACCCGTAAAAAGTAAACAGACATGGCAACAATCAAAGGACAGAACCTTAGAATCTTTGTAGGCGAGCGGCCCATTGCCGCCGCCTTGCAATGCGACCTGAATGCGCAGCTGAACGTCACCCCATACTCTACCAAGGACGATGAGGGCGACTTCACCAGGCTGGTTGTTGCCAGTCTTGTGTGGAGCCTGCATTCCAACGCCGTAGTGACGAACGACGACGAGGAGGACGCTATCGGTGCCGTTGATCTTATGGACATGATAGGCCAGCACGTAAGCGTTCAGCTGAACACAGCCGGAGGCGATAAGAACCGCGAGACATCTGGCAGTCTGCTGGGTGGTGAGGCCATTATCAGCGACGTACAGATAACAGCGCAGAACCGCCAGCGCACCGTCTATGATGTAACGCTGACGGGAGTTAAGAACATGCTTATTAACATCAGTCCGGTGAAGACCGCCGACAGCCACTACATCATCACTGCCGACAATCACCGCGTCTGTGTATCAGTAGCCTAAGCCTATGCCGACAGGATTCACATCAGGAATGCGCAACCACCGCGTGACGATTCTCAACAAGGTGCAGCCCTCCGAGCGGCAGTTTGGTGAGAAGACGGGCTACCGCAGGGACGGCTCGCTATGGTCAAGCTATGAGTTCTCGAAAGGCACCAAAGCACTCCGCGAGGGTGCTCTGGATGCCTACGACAGTGTCATCTTCCGCATGAACTTTTCGGCCAACGTCACCATCACCCGCGAGTCGCTGATTGAGTGCGAAGGCAAGGTGTATCAGGTGCAGTCGCTCAACAGCGACAAGCGCGAGAACAAAATCATCATCCGTGCAACGGAGATGACCACACAGGTGACAATTATAGAGCCTACGCCAGAACCCGAACCGACTCCGACACCAACGCCTGACCCTGAGCCTACGCCCGACCCAGAACCTACACCAACTCCGAACGATAACGAAAACGAAAGCGAATGAAAAAGACTATTTGTATAGTGCATTACAACACGCCGGAGCTGACGAAGGCGGCGGTGCTATCCATCAGGAAACAGGGTGGAGGGGACTATCGCGTGGTCATCTTTGAGAACTCGTGCGATGCTAAGCTGGCGCACGGTGAGAGCCGTGAGGCGAGGCCGTTCCCGACGGATATGCCGGGCGTGGAAATTATCGACAACAGCAAGGGGCAACTGGTGGACTTCGACGCAGAACTGGCGAAGTGGCCACGGAAGCGAAACGACGTGGAAAGCCGCTCGGCTCACTTTGGCAGCGCGAAGCACATGATGAGCGTGGACTGGCTGGTGCAGAATATGGACGCGCCCTTCATTCTCTGCGATTCGGACATTCTGCTGAAGCAACCCATCGACGATATGTTTGACGAGACGGTGACAGCCGTGGGACACGTTGACAACGGATGGCAGAACCCGGAGGGCGTGCAGCGGTTGGTGCCGTTCCTTTGCTACATCAATGCGCCTGAGTGCCGCAGGCTTGGCATCCACTACTACGACGGTGGCCGCTGCTGGGCTATCCTGAACGGAAAGAAGAACTGCTGGTATGACACGGGTGCCTCGTTCCTTGAAGACATCCGCAACAACCCCGAAGGCACGTTGAGACAGGTGAACATCATCGAAAGGATTGAGCACCTTTGGAGTGCATCGTGGAAGAAAGAGAAGGAAGCCGAGGGCCGTATGTGGCTCAATAAGCACGCCGATCTGTGGAAGCCGTCGCCCAGTCAGTTGGGTATCAAGAAGGTGGCCATCTGTGCTATTGCCCGTCAGGAGAACCGCTACATCTGCGAATGGCTGGACTACTATAAGAGCATTGGTGTGTCGAAGGTGTTCCTCTACGACAACTATCACCAGGGTGAAGAGCGGCTCATCGACGTGGTGCAGCCGTATGTGGATAGCGGCTTTGTGGAACTGAACGACTACCACGACCGCGAGTTTGCGCAGTGCCCTGCCTATAACGACTGCTACAACCGCCACGGACATGAATATGCGTGGATAGGATTCTTCGATATTGACGAGTTCCTGAGATTCGACGGCAATGACATCGAGGAGTTCATGGAGCGATACACGGCGGGCAGTGTGCTGCTGGTGAATTGGCGACTGATGACGGACAACGGCCTCGTACACTACGACCCGCGACCAGTGCAGGAGCGATTCACGGAGGCCATGCCGGTGAATCAGCATGTGAAGTATGGCTTCCCCGAAAACCGCCACATCAAGAGCATGGTGCGCGGTGGGCTGTCGGCCATGTCGTTCACGGGTCACAATCCGCACTGCCCCAACAAACCGAACCTCTATTGCATCAACGCACAGGGCAAGCGCACCGAACAATGTGCCTTTGCCGATATTGACCATTCGCTCATTTGGCTCGACCACTACTGGACAAAGACCGCCGAGGAATGGGTGAACGTGAAACTCTCTCGCGGTTATCATGGTGACACGCTCTACACGCAGCAGATCATCCAGCAGAACGACCGCAATTTCTTCTCGGTAAACAAGCGGACTGCCGAGAAAGAGGAAATGATGCGTCCGCTGATATTCAGACAACCACAAACAGAACGAATTATGGAACATATCGCAAAGACGGCGCAGGGCAGTGAGCAATGGCGACTGACTGCTGAGAACGGCTGGCTGCTGAAGAGCAAGCTGAGTGGCAAGACCTACAAGACCATCGACACCCGCGACTTGAAACGCTGGGAGGCTGTGGAAGACCCCGATTTCGTGAAGCCAGCACCGAAGGCAGAGAAGCCTGCCGTAGAACCGACAGGAACGGTGGCTGCTGAAACCGCTGGTAAACCCCAGACAAGAAAACGCACGAATAGAAAAGGCAAATAGTTATGGAAATATTCGGAACTAACATCTTCGGAGGCCATAAGCGCGAGAGCCTGACACCGCAGCAACAGGCGGGGGCAGGCATCCCCGTGACGACCGACCCGCAGCATCCGACCAACAAATCGGACGTGAAGGGCGGCTCGTTCGAGGAGCGCATTGTGTCGGCCCGTCATCCGCGAGTGGCATTGACCGTCTCGGCGGTCTATCGTGCCGTGGAACTGAGGGCGAAGACCATCGGGCAGATGCAGATGCAATACCAGGTGCGCGACCGTGAGGGCGGCAACTTCGTGATGGAAGTGCAGAAGCCTCGCGGCGGAAACGTATCATTCGGCACCCGTCTGAACTATCTGTTGCAGGTAGAGCCCAACCCCATGATGTCGGCGCAGTCGTTGTGGGAGCAGGTGACGGTGAACCGTCTGATGCTGGGCAATGGATTTGTGTATATCGAGCGCGACGAGCTGGGCGAGCCGAAATACCTGTGGCTGGCAGAGTGTGGCGGTTACAACCTCGGTACGAACACCTACGTCATCACCTACATGGGCGACAAGGGCATCGTAAAGAATAAGATTGTACCGCGTGAAGACGTGCTGCACTTCCCGAACACCTACCGCGAGCGCAACGGCTTCTGGGGGCTCTCGACGCTCCGCTTTGCCTTCGACACGCTGAGTCTGATCAAGACCGAGGGCCGTCTGGCTCTCGAAACGGCTGCGAAGGGTGGCCGCGTGAAGGGTTTTATCAGCGAACAGGCTCCGGCATCCGGCTATTCGCCCATATCGCAGGGCATGTTCGACCCCAAACAGATGCAAGACTATGCCAAGGAAATCAACGAAAAGGTATATCAGCAAGACATCGTGGCACTGCGTGGGCTGGAGAAGTTCCAGAACCTGAGCCTTTCGGCGCAGGACATGCAGATGATAGAAATTTTGGGCATTTCTCAGGACGACGTTAGTAGGTTTTTCGCCACACCGCGCCCGCTGCTGATGATGGACACCAACTCGCACTACACCACCTACACCAACGCCACGATGGAGTACCTGAGCCGCACGATTGCGCCCGACGGTGCCGAGATGGAGGCCGAGTGCTTCCGCAAGCTGCTCTCCATCTACGACTTCGGCCAGCACCGCTTCCACCTGTGCGAACAGCCCTTGTTGCGCATGGATAAGAAGACGCAGGCAGAGGTGGCACTGCTTAACCTACAGACGGGCGGCACGCTCAACGAGGAACGTGCAGCGCGCGACCTCCCAGCCGTTGAAGGTGGCGACGAACCACTGGCATCGGCCAACCTCATGACGCTGAAGGCTCTCATCGCCAAGGGCGAGGCAGCGACCGAACTTCAGCCCGGCAACTACACCGTGGCAAGTCCGAAACCATCCGCCAAGGAGGGCGAGGGCGAAAAATGAGAAAAACATCGTCACGTGACAATCTCGAAATCGACACGTGACAAATAAAATCTGCCACGTGGCGACCGAAAACTGGCACGTGCCAAAAATAAATCGGCAAAAGCCATTTTGAAAATGGCAAAAGCCAAATTAAAAACGGCAAAAGACAACGAATATGACACCGAACCCAACAAAAAAGGAAATTGAAGCCCTCGAAAGAGAGATTCAGCAACAGAGAAAGAAGCGCGAGAATCACATCAGACGCGCAGTAAACCCCAGATACTAAAACGGGGGTATAGTAGATAACATTTTCAAAGTTAAACGAGAATATGAAACAGGTTAGATTTTTTCCAAACGACCTTTGCGGCCTTCAGGTCCGCGAAGATGAAAACGGACAGCAGAGCCGCGAGGTAAATGGCCGCGCCATCGTGTTCGGTGTGCGCAGCGTGAACCTTACACCGTGGAGCTCTACCCGTGTAGTCTATGAGGTGCTGGAGCCTGGTTGTTTGACACAGGAGCTGATAAACCGCAGCGACGTGA